GTTTATGTGGAAAAGCATCACTGCTATCATCCCCAGCACACCATTCAGCAGAAGGAGCAACAGTAGCAAATCCAAATGTAAAGGTTTTACTTCCTCCATTACAACTAATGACTGCTGTGCCATTCGTCCCAGTTATTTCAACACCATCAGTACGCCTGCCTATCGGAGAAGAAGATACTGAATATGTCTCTGTGGCAGTCAATCCATTATTACTTACACTATATGAGAAATTGCTGCCATTTGTATTTCCATGTATAAGTAGTGCACTTAAAGTAGAATCAATTTCAAATGATACTCCAAGACTGGCATAAATGTAATCATAAGAAGAAATCCAATTCATTATTGATTCTTCTATACTATCTATAAAAATCATGTTACGGGCTGTGCCTTCAATTGTGATTGTAACGTAACCACTACTACCAGTTATAGTTAATTCTACCAATCTTCTTGTTCCTGCCTGATTTGGAGTAACAACATAGGCCACTCCTGTTATATCACCTGTTATACTTCCTATCGCTGCTGCTGTAGTAAAATCAACTCCGGCAATAGCCGCCTTAAAAAGTATCATTGAAACTCCCGCACTATTTTCATCGTATTCAAGTAATACATTATAATTTTGCCAATACTCCGCAAATGATGCTATAAATGCTTGTATGGCATCTTCCTCAGATTGTGGGGCATTTACAGCAAATGATCCTGCAAATTGTTCAATGTTATTAGTAATTCCAGTATCTCCCTTTCGTTTTGGTATAGATTCTTTTACAATATCACCAAGTATAAAATTATAGTCTTTAACATCCCCATGTGCAACATCGCTTATTGGATTGTATGTAGCTTCCGTGATATTATCAACTATGGTGTACTTATCCTTTAAAATGTATTTTGCACCAAATCGCCAAGCAGTGGGGATAAACGCCTTCATGAAATATGCACCACCAATCAACATTGGAGATGCAGCTCTTCCAGCTTTTATACGTTCCCAAATAGACCGTTGATATGTTATCTTGGATAATTCTGTTGATGCTGCTACAAACCGCACATTCCTAATGCAAACATATACACTATCTGAATATCGGTTTATAAACTGTATAGAAAGAGGTCGTGTATATGGTAAACCTTTAAATGTAAATGAAGCTGTCTGCCATCCAGTCCAACCATGCCCCACATCATCCATCGGCACGGTATTAGAATAGTTAGCCCTACCAAACTGTAAAGGAACCCATGTCAACTCCGTAGCCTCCGTTGAATTCTTTATTAGGTATTTACCTTGTGCCCAAAATAAAACGTCAGAAGCCAATTGAACAACAACAAATGAAGCAATTACATTATCTTTATATGCAATTGCTGTATTATAGAATCCAAATTCAAACTCAAGTCTAAATTGTTCAGTATCTGGTGCAGAACGAGTATATTCTCCAAATGATTGAGAAATAGCTACCCCATTACGTAAAGCAACTCCTTCTTCTTCTTTTGGTACAATATCTGATATGGGAAGTGCAGCATATCCGTATATGGTAGCAGTATTCCAATGCTCAAATAATCGGGTTACAATATCATATGAATTTACATGAAAAGATGGATTATCAATCCAAGTATCCCTATTCCCATACTCAAAGTTTATATTGATGCGTTTTGCTGGGTTGATCCGAGTTTGTACTCCTCCCGGTATCTGAAGTAGTGCCGATTCTTGATGAGTTGTAGTTCTGTGAATATATTGAATTGGAGTCATTGAAATGGGCTCATGAGCAGTCTTACTTGTCCAATGCCTACCATACACCACAGAACGGTACTGCTCAACAGGTCTATATATTTGAAATATACCAAAATTCTGTCGTATTACCGCCCCGTATTTTCGAAGTATTTCTGTTAAAGTTTCGGCACATGTCATATCATAAAAACGATCCCTCTCCAAAAGTAATTGATTAATAGGAGTATATACAGTACCCATTGCCATTGATTCCTCAAATAAATTGATATACTCTTCATATTCTGTTACTCCAATCTTACTAAGAATATCCCAAATTATTTCAGACTCCAATGCCCTATCTTCATAATAGGTAAATGAACCATCACTATGTTCTTCTTCTGCAAACATAATATCTTGCAGATATTTTAATCCGTCTACTACAGTAATAGTAAGATAGAAAGGTGGAACATCGTATGGTTCTTCATATTGAGAAGGATCAACCCAACCCTGAAAAAACAATTCACCATCAGAATCTATTCCTTGGTATATCTCTACCCAACAATACATAATGTTAGGATCAAATAGATCAGTGAACTTCCAATTCTCACCTGCCTGTATTTCTATCTTGACTTGAGTAGGCCGCCATGGATCGTTAAAGTCATCTGAACCATTTGTAAATTCTACTTTAAGCGGATGTCCACTTCCCTTCAATACTTCTACCTCTCCGGCATAAGAAGGAACAGAGAACTTAATGTACCAAGCACATCGAGCGGCATCCCAAAACTTCAGTTCATAAATTGCGTCCATACTACTGGAATTGATTCATTCGTCTTAATACCAGTCCGATATCACTTCCCTTGATTTTACCATCAATTGTGATATGAATCTTCTGAGGTTTCTGTTCAATATTACGAATATTCCTTTGAACATTCTTTGGAAGAACATACTCCCCAGAACTTAACATTGCCGGGAAGCTATCATTAGGATAACCAGAAGGAACCTGTCCTCCACCTGCCATTCGAGCAACCTGCGGATAATAATCAGCCCCAGCAAGAAGTTTCTCAGTCATTTCCGTACCACGAGAAATCTTAGTAAGGTAAGCAAGGGACCGGTCATCAATGCGTCGTAACTTGGTTAGCTTTTCGAGAACCTGACTGTTACCAATGCCTGTATTAGCTATACGCCCTACATTAGCTTTACCTTTGGATTCCTTTAATATCCGGGCAATCTGACTAAACTGATCAGCAGAGCGATCTTTTATTTTTACATTTCGAGTATTAGGTAATGTAAAAGCATTCTCCCTCTTAATCTTTGATAAGGCGGATATTTGCTTAAACATCCTTTCCGGGACTTGATTTGTTATTTTACCAAGCTGTTTTGTTAAAGCACTATTTTTTGCAGCCTGATCTTTTGTTATCTTGGTAAGATTGTTTGTATAATTATTTACATTCGATATTTTGGTAATGTACTTCTTCCGGGTATTTAAAGACTGCTCTGCCGGAATGGTAGGCCGCTTCATCAATGGAGCAAACAATGATTTGAACTTCTCTTCCGGGAAGTTAATTTCATAAGTAGAAAGCAGTAATTGCAATTCATCACTTATACTTCCACTTGGTATGGAACCCTGCTTGGTAAGGTGAGCAAGCATATCGGGCATATCCCGGTATTCCTTCGGTAGTACAGTTTCACCGGAAGTGAGTAAGGCAGGGTATGTATCATTAGGATATCCCATCGGTACGATACCTCCTGTTGCCATTTTAGCAGCAAGACCGGAGAATAGCCCACCACCAAGCCCACCAAGCAGTAATTGCAATATTGGACCGACTCCGGGGATAAGTGAGAGTAATGAAGGTAATAACGATCCAATACTACTTACAGCAGCCTTCCCAACATCGCCACCTTGCATAGCCGTACTAACCACATTTCCTATTCCTTGAGCAGTACCAGCAGTGAGTGAACCATATTTACCAAGAGCAGTAGTACTTTCGGTAGTAGCATCAGTAGCAGTAGCAAGAGTAGGATTCAGAATACCTAATTGTGCATTAAAGTTCTTCAATGCCTCAGTTGCCATATCTACTGATAAAGCAGTTTCAGTAGCTATTGGTTGAACATATTCCGGTGGAGTAGGTTCTGGCATTTTAAATAGTGCCGATGGAAGCGTAGGTTGTCCATATTGTTTTACCAAACTTTCCACAAAGGAAACCAATTCGGCATTCTGCATTAAAATATTATTCCTAACATCCTCTACTCGCTTACCATAAAGAGGATTTTCTTTCATTGAAATTCCTTCTTCAGGAATTTGTACTCCATAAGCTTTTGCTCCTCCAACTGCCCCCTGAGTAAGTTTACCCATGCCATTATATACCTGTATCATTTTGGCATAGGTATTATACCCAAGTTTATCTGCAAGTTTTAACTTGGCTTGTAAAATATCAAGGGAAGCCCCTATTGGATCGGCAATAAGCTTTTCAAGTTGAGCAGGACTTTCATAATTAATAGAGTACGGATTTGCAGATCCACTTGGAGTCCCACCAGTCTCCACATGAGGTATTGCAAGTGCTGTGTATGGATCTATTCCTCTCTGAAGAGCTTTCTTTACAACCTCTTCAACAAATGATAAATCGAAAGTCCCATGCAATTTAGAATATGGAGAAACAGGTTGACCAGTAATAGAATCAGTAGTACGCTGATCAACAATTTTAAATACAGCAGGATACCTCTTTAATACATCTTCAAATTCCTTTAATGGTAATACTGCCTCTCCACTGGAAAGCATCGCTGCAAAGGTATCATTAGGATAACCGGCAGGGATAATCCCACCATTTTGCATTTCTGGAATCCTCTTTGCAAAAGGTTTCTCACGAACCTTATCTTTAAGTATTTGACGGGCGAATTGTTCTGCCTTACTGGGGGGAACCACAATTTCTCCAGAGGTAAGTAGAGCCGGGAAAGTATCGTTGGGGAATCCCTGTGGCACCTCACCACCAGTAGCCATCTTCTTCGGTTTAGGTAGAGCGGCAGCGAGTCCTGCTATAACAGCTGCAACACCGAGAGCAATAGCTACTAGATTAGCCGGGAACGGCAGTTTTGCCCCCTGTGCCACTACTGTGGCATTAGCCTCTACAGATTTAGCTCCTGCGTTAGTATAGGCTGCGGCAGCACTAGCCCCGCTAGCAGCAGCATTTGCTGTACTCTGGGCAGTATCTGCAGCTTTAGCGGATATGTTTTGGAGAGTAGCATTAGCTTCCAGCTGTTTAGCGATAGCTGCATTCTCCGTTGCAATCGTTTGAGTGTCTATCAGAACAGCAGATGCGTTTGCGGCCTTTCCATATTTCAAAACGAGGTCTATGATATCCGGAAGGGCATTTAGAATCATTCCGAATACTTTAAGCATCTCCCCTTCTGTACCACCTATAGCATCTCCAAGATTGTTAAAGACGGAGGCTAAACTATTGATAGAATCTTCAAATGCCGTAAATTTTTCCTGTTCTTTGCGTAATTGATAAAGCAGGTCCATCCACCCTTCTACATCCTTAACCCATGCAGCATCCTTTACAGAGGCATCTGACAAGACTCTTAACCTTTCTTCAACGTAGCTAATTTGAGCCCCAACCAAATCCATTTGATCCGCATACTTACCAAAAGCATTAGTAAGCATTTGATAGTATCCTATATCCGAAGCAGCTTGTATATTTAGGTATTTAACCTTAAGCAAATCTAGAGCCTTTGACAAATCTATAATCATTTGCTTATTGGCTCCCATGTTAGCGGATAGAGCATGAATTCTGCGTTCAGTGTATTGGATTTCCTTACTAACTACATCCAACTGATTATTCAGACTACCATAAGCTTCGGCCTGGGATTTGGCAATTTCCACAGAACGCCTTAAATCTTCGATTTCTGCTGCTGCAGCCCAGTCCTTGTACCTAGAGACTAGTTCGGCTATTTTCGCATCAAGAATGTCAGCAAAAGGTATGAGATTAACAAAAGGAGCCTGTAAAGATTTCCCTAGCGGTAAAAATACCCCTTCCAGGTTCTTTGCAGCCACTCTGATGGCTATCAGCTTCTGAAGTGTATCCTCAATAGCTTTTTGGTTCTCTTCAGGGACACTAAATCCGGGGAATCCATATGAACCTTGAATAGATATTTCAGTTAATTTATCCCTCAAGTCTGTAACCAACTTACCAGCCTCGTATATTTCCGGGTGTAAGTTACGTAAACTCTCGGCCAGTGTTTTGGCAAAATCTGTATTAGCTCCCTTGTTCTCAATTACCTGACGAAGGGTATCTGTCAGAAGTTTAGCCATTGAATCCGCATAATCAAATTCAATACCCAACCTCCTGGCATTAGCTGCCATATATTTTATAGCTTCAGACTTGCCGGCAAAGTCTGTCATCAGTTCAGCTAATGTAACTATTTCAATACCGGATTCTTTTGATATATCCCCTAAATCCTTCAAACGCTGGTATATGATCTTCATATAATCCCCAGCGATAGAAAAGTCTACCTGCTGACCCAGCTTTTCAAGGGTATCCAGATAGAGCTGCTGTTTCTTTTTGGCCACATCAGAGGATATTCCCAACTTCTTGTAAGATGCTTCCTGACGATTGAGCGCATCCTCTTCCTCTTCCATTTCCTTAATGATCTTCTTGAGGATAGGATTCTCAATTTTGGTGTACATCTTTTCGACAGCGGTGGAAACTTCATCCACTTTAATAGCCATGGAAGTATAGGTATCTATACTATCCTGAAGAGTTTGCAACATCGGGTCTATCCGCTGCTTTTCCCTGAAATATGAGTATACAGCATCTGTGAAGCTTGTGAAGCTGTATTTTGCATCTCCGGTTTTTAAAGCTATGTCCTTAATCCATTTCTCATAGAATCCACGGACCGTGTTCATAGCATCTCCTGCTCCTGTCCCACGCCTATCTATTTCTACAAGAAGGTCTATTACAGGTTTTATATCTTTTGAAGCTGTACGCATATATTCACTTATAGTAGCATTCAGACCTCCATACTTTTTCAGTATAGGTCCTACATCCACTCCTACGGAAATAGCATACTTTTCAAATTCCTGCTGACTTACAAATTCATCAAGGGCTTTCGTAACCCCTGTTATCTGACCATTAGTTATGACCAATCTAGGTAATAATCCAATTTCGACAGCCTCTTTAGCTATGATATCCCCCTTAACAAGCCTACTCATTTCGTCCATCATAGCATTAAGTTCCTTGACGAAATCAGCACTCATTTCAGGAGCTTTCAGAGGAGACTTACCAGCCACCTTTATATATTCCCGATAACCAGTAATGTAATCATTTAGATACTTTGTCTGTGCTTGAGCAAGGTCCCCAATAAGTTTACCCTTTTCCACCTGCATAGCCTCAGTTGCGGCTCTAGCTACTAACACGTTAGTCAATTGCTGTTGAGCGGCAGTAATTTCTTCAAGTGTGGATTTCTCTGTCAGCATATTCTGAAGATACTCCCCATACTGATTATTTATTCCCTGGATAGCCTGGGCTCTTGCTTCAGTCCCTTCATTTGTGGCCCTGAGACGGGTAAAGGCTTGATCCAAGCCAATTATTTCCTTATTAATCTGTTCATTAACCCTAGATTGTATCCGTTCCCACTCATTAGATTTACGAACGGCTTTAACAATAGATGCCGTAATAGCTATTATTCCCGCAGCTACGGCTAAATATGGAATGGTCATCAATCCAGCTCCCAAAAGTTCAAAGGCTCCAATCAGGCCATTTATGAAAGTCATAAGCCCTGAAATAACATATCCAAGTACACTTATGGCTAATGCGGCTGGACCTAGTACAGCTATGAATGCCGCAATTCCTATTACAAGCCGTTTTTGAGTATCATGTAAATTGGTGTACCAATCTGTTATATCCTGCAACCGTTTTATCAACTTTTCAAATACGGGTAGCAATACTTGCCCAATGGAGGAGCCTAACTTTATAAGTGCTACCCTACCAGATGCTAAAGCAGCATTCCACTTATACTGAAGAGTTTGTGAAGCAACCTCAAACGCTTTAGCAAAGTCTCCAGTAGAGTTCTTTATAAGATCAAATATTTTACGATTGTATTCAAGGTTCTGCCCGGTAAGATTTAAAGCTCCAATCAAAGCCCTAATGTTAGGGAAGATATCAAACATTGTCTCTCCCCATACTTCCGTTAATCGTCTTAACTCTTCCAACGTTGGGAGTAATCCACGCTCCCGTAAAGAAGCCCTGAGAGCTTCCCCGGAAGTACCCATCTTATTGAGGGATTTCTCAACCTCTGCTGACGGGTCTGCTATTTTCTGAAGAACGTTTCTTAAATAAGTAGCAGCGTTTGCTGCAGTAGCTCCTGACAAGCTCATTGCTGCCATTGCTGCTGTGACCTGGTCCAATGATACTCCTACCTCTGAAGCGATAGGTAAAACAGAGCCGATAGTTGTTACAAATCGGTTAGCCTCTATCTTACCTTCTCGCACAGCAGCAGTAAAAATGTCCATCGCCTGAGAAGCTGTAAGGTTGGAAGTCTTATAAGCATTCATAGCAGATACAAGCATATCCGCTATATCCTGCGCCTCTCCCATCCCAGTAGCAGCTCCTTGAGCAGCCATTTTCGTAATATCAAGAGCCTCTGCAGTTTTAAAACCAGATGATGCTACAAAGTATAAAGCTTCAGCTAGTTTCTCTGGACCTATTGAAGTGCTAGCAGACATCTTTAACAACTCCTCTGACCACTGACGAGTCATATCAGCAGGAATACCAGCCAAACCTTGAATCTTCGCCATGGAGAATTCAAACTTCTTCGCCATTTCGACGGAAGATTTCGTAAAGGCTACTATTGGTGCAGTCAATGTAATGGTAGCCAAATATCCGAAAGTACGAAATCTTTGAGAGACTGTATTGATATTCCGGATAGTCTCTTTACTGAACATAGCCATTGCGGCATTAGCTTTCGCAGCTGATGCTCCTGCTGCGGATGCTAACTGTTGAACGGCTACTTGGGCGGATAATACTCCAGAAGTATCAACTCCCAATTTGATCATTAAACTACCTATATCAGCCATTGTCTGCTCCTATTATCGGTTTCCGCACAGGTGGTCTTGATTTAAAGGCCATCGGTGGTCTCTTCGATCTTTCTTTGTCTACTTTATCCTGCTGTTCTTTCTTGTTTGCTGCCGAGGCTATTGCATAGAGCACTTGCTTCATATCAGCCACGCTCTGTTTACGTTCGATTCTCTTCTCCCCAGTCCAGTTAGGCATAAAGTCCATTGGCGTAACTTCCTTGGGGGTATGCCCTTTCTTTGCATATAGCTTACTAACAATGTTTACAATCAGCGATGCTAGAACGGACATTCTATAATCATCCCTCCAACTTCCTATTGGATCTATTCTATCAAAGGCTTCCCATTCAGCAAGTTGCTCTGACGTAATAGACTCCAATAGGTAGTCTGGATGGGCAAATCCTAGCTCTCTACAGAGTCGGAAGGCGAACTGGCGACTTGGTCGCCGCTTGAGTTTTTTACCAAGTTCTCCTTATCCTCTTCAGTAATTTTGTTGAGTTCCTGGGCCTTGTTTACGATCTTTTCAAGTCGGGCCGCACTCATACACTGGCTGAGTGTTGAAGCATCGGCTGGAGTCAGAAGGAGATTTCCTTTCTCATCACATACTGTGCATACAGCAAGTTTTGCACGGAAGTCATCCAGAGCTTTTTCAAACCCACCTTCTGCGTTTTTGTTTTCCTTTATGAGCGTCTGCTCAAACTTGTCACGTTCACGTCCAGTCATCTGACGAACATAAACAAAGTCTCCTTTTCCAAGGTCCACTTTTACGGTTTCAAGCACCTCTTTAGTCAGCAGTGCTTTTTTGTCTAACATTCCCATGATTAGTTGTTTTTGATTGTTGATAATTTGTTAAAGATATTCCTTGATTAGGAATTGTTTGATTACACTCCTGTGCTACCACCTGAGCTAATGTAAACCTTTCCTGTTACCTGAATGGTGACGTCTGCAGTGACCTTGTCATCAGCAGGAATAGTCAGCGGCAGTTCAGAAACAAGACCTTCGAAGTCAAGACCAGTATTTTCAGCATCCGGAAGGACGATCTGATAGTTCTGGATCGTGTTACTTTCAAAGTCGTTCAGCATAGTCTCGTA